ACGGCGCTGGCGAGCAGGATAAGACGGCCTGAAGCCCCTATGGAGGGCCTATGCCTGAAAACACCTTCGAATTGCTGCCAATCGAGGTGAAGGCTGAGGTTCGACAGCTGGCTGCCGACCTCGGCTGGAGCCTGGAGAGATCGACCGACGAATACCTGGAAATGAGTCGATCCCTAGCCATCCAGGAGCAACTGCGACAAGCAAGACACAAAGCCCCCGTGTTGGGGCTGGTAGGGCACAAAAAGGGCCTCGATGTTCCCTGATTGTGAAAAGACAGAGGCCCTCTTTCGGGCTTCTTACAGGCACAAAAAAGCCGGGATTGCGGCCCGGCTCTCTGCTTCACATAAAACTCTTGAGGTGAATTATGCATCTGCAGGAATCCAGTATACAAGCCCCCTCGAATCTCGCGCCACAAAACGCGAAGTTCGATTTCGTGGCACGCAATCAAATCGTCGCCATCGTCGACGGAGAGGCGGTGACCACCACCGGGACCATCGCTCACGAAACCGGTAATGAGCACGCCAGCGTGATTGCCTTGGTTCGCAAGTACCAGGCCGACTTCAGCGAATTCGGAGGGGTGCGATTCCAAATCGAACCCTTCGAGACTGCTGGCGGCATGCAATCCCGCGAGATCGCGCTGATGAACGAGCAGCAGGCGACCCTCCTGCTGACCTACATGCGTAACACGGCCATCGTCCGTGAGTTCAAGAAGCGCTTGGTGAAGGAGTTCTGGCGCCTGGCTAAATCCGGCCCGGCCCAGCCCGCCGACCTCAGCAAGCTGGAAATCCTCCAGATGGCGCTGGAGTCGGAGAAAGCCCGCGTCCTGCTCACCGTCCAGGTCGAGGCCCAGGCCAAGAAGATCGACCACCTGGAGAACCTGTTCAAGGAAGGCATGAGCCACGTCCAGTTCTGCAAGGGCCTCAATGGGGTCAACGTGATGCAGGTCGGCCACTTCCTTGAGGGCCGCAACTGGCTCTACAACGAGAGCAAGTCCGGTACCCGCTACCGCGTGGCTGCCTACGCCCGCGACAAGTACATGACAGAGCATCAGCACGAAGTCACCCCGCACGGGAAAGACCCGTTCATCAGCTACACGCCGATCCTGCTGCGCAAGGGCGCCGCTCGCCTGTACGAGCTGTACTTGGCCGGCGAGCTGCCCATGAAGAAGAACTGGGACGGTCTGCACACCCACGACAAGGCCGTGCGGGGTGCAGCATGAGCCCGGAAGACCTGGAACACATCCAAAAGCGCTTCGATGAAGTGCGAGCACAATCGAACGTCAACCTTCTGCGCGCCCACAAGGCCGAGCGCGATGCCATGGTTTTCCGTGCGATGGCCGCATCTGGCTGGTTCATTGTTATCTGCCTGGCCCTGCAATGGGGGGTCTCGGCATGAGCATCATCCGCGCGCCTCGCCCAGAGGCCAATTTCTACATGCTCAACAAGTCGATCAGCGAGGACGGGCGCCTGAGCTGGGCTGCCCGTGGCCTGCTGGTCTTCCTGCTGGGTAAGCCTGACCACTGGGCTGTGTCCGTTACGCACCTTCGAAACGAGACTTCGAAGTCCTCCAAGCCGACCGGTCGTGACGGCGTGTACGGCCTGCTGCAAGAGCTGATCACTGCCGGCTACGTCCAGCGCCGCCAGGACCGTGGCGAGTCCGGTTTGCTGGGCGAAACCCACTACCTCGTGTCGGAAACACCGCTTCCGGCTTTGCCGTATCCGGTTGAACCGCTTCCGGCTCAGCCGTATCCGGCAAATCCGACACTAGTAAGTATTGAAGGTAAGCAAGGACTGAAGGGAGTAAGGACTGACTCTCGCGAAAGCGAGCTGGTCGACTTTGAGCTCTTCTGGAAGATCTATCCCCGCAAGGTGAGCAAGGCCGACGCCAAGAAGGCCTGGGCGAAGATCAAGGTCACCGCTGACCTGTTCGACCTGATGGCCAAGGCCCTGGCTGCCTGGAGCGTGTCCGCCGACTGGACCAAAGACGGCGGTCAGTTCATCCCACACGCATCCACCTGGTTGAACGGCAAACGCTGGGAAGACGAACTGCCGCAGCCGGCAGGCGCCGCCCCGTTTGCATCCCGCCGACCAGCCAGCGGCCCCGACTTCAACGACACCAGCTGGGCTGATGACCTGGGGGGCTTATGAGTGCACAACCGAAACTGCGCAGCGTGACGCAGATCATGGCCTCTGCCGGCAACCTTCCCGCCGAGGTGCAGGCCCCGGCAAAGCAGCTGGACCCGGGCACCACCGAAGTGGTCAACGCCCTGTTCAAGGAGCTGCAGGCCATCTTCCCAGCGTGGAAGCAGGCCTGGCCGGATGACGAGGCCCTGAAGGCTGCCAAGCGCAGCTGGATCAAGTCCTTCGTCGCAGCGGGCATCAACACGCTGGAGCAGATCCGCTTCGGCATCCAGAAGTGCCGGGTGCTGGGTACCGACTTTGCCCCGAGCAGCGGCAAGTTCATCAAGCTTTGCCAGCCGACCCCGGAAGAGATGGGCATCCCGCCGCTTGCTCGGGCCCTGGCAGAGGCGCTGGAGAACTTCCACCCCAGCCGTGCCGGTTCGCGCACCTGGTCGCACGCAGCGGTGCGCCACGCGGCCCTGCAGTGCGAAGCGCAGAACCTTGGGTCGATGGAGGTGGAGCGGGCCGAGAAGGTATTCGCGCGGGCCTACGACATCACGATCCGCATGCTGGTCGCCGGCGAGCCACTTGGCGACATCGCCGCCGGCATCGGCCATGACAGCCAGAAGAGCGCCGCTCAGCTCGCCGACGAGTACGCCAACCAGAAGCAGGCCCGCTTGCTGGAGATCCAGCAAATCCCATCGAGCGCCGCCGCGTGCCGTGCACACCTGCTGGCCAAGTTGAACATCAAGCGCGCCGGGCAGCCGGCCGGGGAGGGGGTGTGATGGACACCTGCCAAGGTTGGAAGCCGTTGGCGATCATCTGCTTCGTCGCATTCTGGATCATGTGCGCGATTGCCATGGGGGCGTTTTACCAGCGTGATCAGGCGCGTCAGGTTCGCGCTGACGTCGATGGCAGGGCCCTGGTTTGCCGGTTCGAGGAGAAGCACTGATGGACACCAACAAGATGCGCGAGCAGTTCGAGAGCTTCGCCCGCGAGGTTCTGGATTGGTCAGACGATGAGTTTCGCCTGGCATCGGATGGAAAGTCCTATTACTGGGCCGCCACGGGTGAAGCCTGGGTGTTCTGGCAGGCCAGCCGCGAGGCCGTGGTGGTGGAACTGCAAGAGCCAGATTTGCCCGAAGCCTACATCGATGAGCCCGTAGATCGGGATTCGGAGGAGTTCCGGTACCTAGAGGCTCGCCACGGCGCTCAGTACCAGACCTATCGGAAGTGCCGTCAAGCGATTGAGGCCCAGGGCCTGAAGGTCGAGGTGAAGCCATGAGAAACATCAAGACCCGCCAGGGATTCGAGTTCTGGGACCGCCTCAATGCCATACCGCGCTTCAGCTTCCTGCTGGCCCCTTCTGGATCACGAATCCAGAAGTTCGAGGACATCAGCGGCAACTGGATCGACGTGCATGAGGCGCAGAAGGTGATGGACGCTGCCCAGGACGAGATCAACGAGCTGCGCGAGCGGCTGGAACGGCTACAGCCGAAGGCGGTGGCGCCATGAAGACCACCATCACCCTGATCCTGCTACTGGCCCTGTCCGGCTGCCAGGTCTGCTGTGACGCCCAGGGCGAGAGCTGCGCGGCGCGTTGTGAGGTGAGCCATGACTGAGTTCCTAATGCGAAGCATGGGCGACGTCAACGCGCTGCTGGGCCGCCTACAGGCCCAGGACTTCACCAAGCCGAAGCTGATCGTCATCCGCGACGAGAAGCGCCCGGACATCTGCAACCGGAAGATGTGGGCCATGCTCCGCGACGTCTCCCAGCAGGTGGAGTGGTACGGCCGCAAGCTCACCGACGAGGATTGGAAGCATATTTTTAGCGCGGCGGTGCAGAAGCAGGACGCGGTACCGGGTATCGACGGTGGTTTCGTCGTCCTGGGCGTCTCGACCCGCAAGCAGTCGCAGAAGTGGTTCAGCGACCTGTTCGAAGTGATGCACGCCTTCGGCGCCGAGCATGGCGTGCGCTGGACTGAGCCGGATCGGTGGGGAGGGCAGTACTGATGGATCTCAAGAAATGCGAATGCCATCGCTGCATCCAGGAGCACAAGATCGGTATGGAAGGCCCGTTCGGGTGGGTCCCGCTCTCCTCGACAAAGATGATTCTATGCCCGGTGTGCGGCTGCAAGCGCTGCCCCCATGCGAGTGATCACAACCTGGCGTGCACCGGCAGTAATGAGTCAGGCCAGCCTGGGAGCGTGTACCAATGACCACCCTGAAAACACCGAAGCCGAAGAAGTGCAAGGCGCCAGGTTGCGGTAAGCCCTTCAAGCCTGCCATGTCCACGCAGAAGGTATGCAGCATCGCCTGTGCGTTAGCCATGTCGAAGGATTCTAAGGTGCAGAAGGTCGCAGCCAAGGCCATCACCAAGCAGGCCCGCCAGGACCTGCAGGAGCGCCGGGAGAAGCTGAAGACCCGCCGCGAACACATGGCCGAAGCCCAGACCGCGTTCAACGCCTACATCCGCGAGCGTGACGCCGGCCTGCCGTGCATCAGCTGCGACTCGCTGCCGAGCGACCACGACCTCATCACCGGCAGCCGCTGGGATGCCGGCCACTACCGGTCGGTGGGCGCCTGCCCGGAGCTGCGCTTCGAGCCGCTGAACGTCCACCGCCAGTGCGTGAAGTGCAACCGGAACCTGTCGGGTAACGCGATCGAGTACCGAATCCGGCTGGTGAAGCGCATCGGCGCCGATCAGGTTGATTGGCTTGAGGGACCTCATAAGGCCCTGCGCCTGACCATCGAAGACCTGCAGGCCATCAAGGCCCTGTACAGGCAGAAACTCCGCGACCTCAAGAGGACTGCAGCATGAACTGGACACCAACCGACAGCGGCCAGCTGCTGATTCTGGCCATGGTCATCTTCGGCGTCTACGCAGTTGTTCGTGGCATTGCCATCTCGAATCGCCGCAAGAAGGAGCAGGGACGATGAAATACCAGAGCGTGTTGGCAGCAGTGGTCCGTGCCCTGGCGGCAGAGACCATGAGCGGCGTAGGTGGCGGCGACTTCGAGCCTAAGGTCCAGGCATCGAAGCTGAAGGGGGAGATCGCCGGGAAGGATGCGGCGATGCTGGTGGACTGCTGGGTGCACGCCCGCCTGCACAGCAAGCTGATCCCGCGGCACTGGAATGCTCTGACGGCCAGGTTCTCGACCCACAAGGCCAAGAAGGTCGAGGCCATCGGAAAGCTGGTGCCGCTGATCGCCACCCAGGCGCCGAACCTGTTCCGGTACAAGGCGGTGACCGCCTGGGCAATCCCGCCAGTGAAAGGCGTGCTGGCGCAGTCTGGGCACGAGGTGGCCAGCCGGGACGCCCGGGAGCGAGCAGAGTTCGATTCGCTGCACGCTGGAGTGGTCCAGCACCTGGCGGGTGGCGAGATGCCTGAGGACACCGGCCAGGCGCGCCGTGAGCAGTACGTGAAGCGCTCCACCGACATGATCGTGCTGCCCGCCGAGTTCTACGACATCAACACCTGGGACGGGCAGGGTCTCAACCGCACCACCTACTGGCGCTGGAAGAAGGGCATCGAGAAGGTGCTGGACGAGATGGTGGCCGAGGCGCTGGCCGCTGCCAGCAAGATCCTGGAGGACGAAGGCATTTTGATCGCAGATGCCGCTTGACACCCGTGCAACGATGCAACATTATTTGCTCATCCTGTCATTCCTGCGTGTGTTGAGGAGTGATCGCCGAAGCCCAGAAATCGATCTGGGCTTTTTTGATGGCGCTATTCTGATAACGTTGGCAATTTAAACTCCTTTTAGTGGCCTTAATTAGATCTCTCCACAGTGCAAATTGCCGTGGTCGTTACTGAATGTTTCGGACGGGCATTTGTCGATGTCAATTGAAGTCTTGTTACCATCGCATATGCACGTCAACCAGTGGCCACTTTGCACCTTGCAACTATTGCAACTTTTTACATAAGAGCCGCCCGGCAAAGCATCCTCAGGCCGATCGCCTGTAGCTAGCAACAGCGGTGCTGGTCTCTGACTAAGAGATATTCCCTCGGACTTTTCCACGGCTAAGACCACTCCGGAAAGTAGTGCCAAGCTCAGCACTATTGCTAATTTGCAAGTATTCATGTTCATATTGTGCTCCTAGAACTCTCCGTTTACTGGGTTGCCTTGGTTTAGATCTTTGTAAGAGCTTACACAATAGAAACCTCCGCTGAAATTTTTGCAGTCGGGAGATATTCGAACGCAGATCCTTGCTCCCTCATCCCCTATCCACTGCTGGCCGACAGCTGCTGTGGTCGTTCGGCCAGGGTAACTCAATGGATCACCATTCCCATATACAGGTGATTCGCGAAGTTCAATTAAGCAGCGCTGGCTAGTGGAGGTCAGTACGGGATATTCTGCAAGCACTAGACTTGAATAAGTCAGCATGGATGCTGCGCAGAAGGAGGCGATAGTCTTCATCGCTGGCTCTCATGCAGGTTGATAACTTGCAGGTATAGCATCGCAAGTGGTTTTTATATAGTTTCATTGTAAATATTATGGATGCTTTTTATTGCGTATTGGATTCATGTGTGCTGAGTTGTTTCAATAACAAAACACTTTTAACGTAGAAGGAGGAGCAGTGGACCCGACCGACCTCGGCCCAGGCACAGCCACCTGGCTGGGCGGAACGGGCACCGTATTGCTGGGCGGCTTCTTGTGGCTGCGCAAGTTTCTTTCCAAGGACGCCACCGACCGCGCCATGGACAATGCTGACATTGGCACCGTGCGCCGGCTGAATGAACTGCTCGACTCCGAGCGCGAGGCGCGCAAGCAGGCCGAGGCTCGCGCCGACCAGTTCGCCAAAGAGCGGAATGACCTCATGGCCACCGTTGGCCGCCTTGAGGGAAAGATCGAAGCGCTGACCAGCCAAGTCGGACAGCTCACAGATCGAGTAACCGCCCAGAGCGAGGAGATCGCCCGCCTGCGCGGCAAGCTGGGAGGTGCCTCATGATGGAAAGGTGCGCATTGGAATTCATTGCTCGCCTCTGGTGGCGCCGGGCTGAGGTCTGGGTCATTGCCGTGGTGCTGATCGCAGGCGGCGCTGTGCTGGGCTGGCAGACGGCATACTGGGCCATGGCCAGCACCCAGGCCCACCAGGTCGACGATATCCGCAGCGCCTACGATGCGGCGATGGCAGAGCGGGACAAGCGTCTGGATGAGCTGACCCGGAAGGCCGAAAACGCCGCGACCAAGGCGTCGAAGGCAGCGACCACCGCCACCCAGGCCGCCGACAAGGCTGATGAGGCCCTGAATCGGGTAGCCCCATAGTCGCGCCACATTCACAGCAGTCGCCGTTTCGTGATGCGAAACATCCTGTCACAACTGTGGTATTGAAATGATGGAAAGCTGTCCTCATCAACATCAATTAAATCCATGGAGTGCTGTGTATGTCTGAATTCAAAAAAGGCGATGTTGTTGTAATGCGCAGTGGCGGCCCGAAGATGACTGTTGCTGACATTGGGGATTACAGCGGTGGCTTCTCGACAGGGCCACAGGATGGCGTTAAGTGCCAGTGGTTTGAGAAGACGAAGATGTTTGAGCAGGTTTTCGATGCGGCAGTGCTGAAGCCGTACTCGGCTCCGGCAGTAGGATTTGTTGTAGGTAGGAGCTGATCAGTAGTCGATTTGTGATCAGAAGCGTACGGGGCTGAACCTTCAAATGGTTCGGCCCTTTTCTTTATGGGGCGCCTCTATTTTTAGCTTGGTGCAAGAACACCGCATTAGAGTGGTGCCGATGTCTCAAGGGTATGTCTATGGCGCTGACAGCAAAACAGCAGCGCTTCGTCGACGAATACCTAATCGACCTGAATGCAACGCAGGCCGCTATCCGCGCAGGATACAGCCCCAAGACGGCAGACCAGCAAGCATCTCGCCTGTTAACAAATGTCAAGGTTCGCCAGTACCTCGCCCAGCGACAGGGGGAGAGGTCGGAAAGGACGGCCATCACCCAGGACATGGTGCTCCGCGAACTGGCCAAGATCGGCTTCAGCGACATCCGAAAGGTTGTTCGTTGGGGTGAGACGATGGTCCGCATGGTCGACGGCGAGGAGGAGTGCGCCGAGGACATGGTTCCATACCACGGCTTGGCGTTGATCGACTCCACGGAGATCGATGACGACACGGCCGGCGCTATTGCTGAGGTGTCCCAGGGCAAAGAAGGCCTGAAGGTCAAGCTTCACGACAAGAAGGGTGCGCTGGTCGACATCGGACGCCACCTGGGTATGTTTGTGCCAGCGGGCCACGCCGACCTCGATGCAGAACTCAAGAGGATCGAAATCGAGAAGCGCCGCGTCGAGTTAGCTGCGCTGAAGGCGGGCCATGAGCCGGCGCCTCCTGTAACCAAAATCGAGATTGAGGTGGTAGGTGGCCGGTCGGACGCTTCGAATCCAGATGACCGAGCCTCAGGCTAGGTTCTTCCAGCTTCAAGACAAATATCCCGCCTTCGTGGGCGGGTTCGGCACCGGAAAGACAGAAACCCTGGCCAACTGCGCCCTGCGCGATGCCTTGTCCTCATCGGACGCGCTGATTGCGCTCTATGAGCCGACCTATGATCTGGTGCGACTGATCCTTGCTCCTCGCATGGAGGAGAAGCTGAGCGAGCTCGGGATACGCTACAAGTACAACAAGCAAGAAAACATCATCTACACCAGCGCGCCGAACTGCGGTGACTTCATCCTCAGGACGCTGGAGAACCCGGCTCGCATCATCGGGTATGAGTCGTACCGGGCGCATGTCGATGAGATCGACACGCTGAAGAAGGCTCAGGCCTCGTTGGCGTGGCGAAAGATCATTGCTCGGAATCGGCAGCGCCCAGATGGTGTCGAGCAGCCTTTCAACAGGGTGTCGGCATACACGACGCCTGAAGGTTTCCAGTTCGTCTACGACACCTGGGGCCGTGCTCCTAAGCCTGGGTATGCAATGGTTCAGGCCGCGACGTACACCAATCCATTTCTGCCCGACGACTACGTGCAGAGCCTTCGCGACAGCTATCCGGCAGCGCTGATCACCGCATACATCGAAGGCAAGTTCACCAACCTGAACAGCGGTAGCGTTTACCCTGATTTTGATCGGTCGCTAAACCACAGCGACACCGTCGAACAGGAGCGCGAGCCGCTGCTGATCGGCATGGACTTCAACCGTCTCAAGATGAGCGCGGTTGTTTACGTGCTGCGAAGTGGATGGCCTGTGGCGGTGGCCGAGGTCACGGATGGGCGTGATACGCCCTACATGGCCGATCTGATAAAGCGGCGATACGCCGATAAAGGCCACCCGATTCAGATATTCCCTGACGCATCGGGGCAGAACGCGAGCAGCAAGAACGCCAGTGAATCGGACCTGAGCATTCTTCGGCAGGCTGGATTCTCCATTCAGGTGCACGGCTCGAACCCGGCAATCCCTGACAGGGTGAACGCCGTCAATACGCTGATCCTGAACGGGGCAGGCGAGAGGCGCCTGAAGATCAACGTCAACCGATGCCCGCACTTGGCAGACGGGCTTGAGCAGCAGGCCTACGACAAGAACGGAATGCCGGATAAGTCGAGTGGCGTGGACCACCTTAATGACGCCGCTGGCTACCCGCTCGCCTATTTGTTCCCCATCGAGCGCCCAATGACAACGACCCAATCCCTGAGAATGTGACGATGAGCGATAACCCGAGCATCACGCTGCCCGCTGTCGACGCGATGCGCGCCTACTGGGCCGTGATCTCGCCGCTCATGGGCGGAACGATGGCGATGCGCGCCGCGGGCAAGGCACTGCTCCCGCAGTACCCAGCCGAAGACGACGAGGCCTACAAGGAGCGCCTGCGCCTCTCGACCCTGCTGCCGGCGTACTCCGAGACCGTAGGCAACATGACCTCCCGAGTGTTCGCCGAGCCGCTGCAGGTGGGCGACGATGTGCCCGAGGCCATTGTCGAGATGACCAAGGACATTGACCACGCCGGCAATGACCTCAACTCCTGGGCGGTCGGGTTCTTCACTGAGGGGCTGAGCCATGGCCTGTGCCATGCCTTCGTCGATCACCCGCAAGCGGGAGAGCTGAAGACCCAGGCCGACGAGCAGGCAGCCGGTGTGCGCCCATACGTTGTGATGGTAAGGCCTGAGCAGGTGCTGGGCTGGCGCTCCAAGGGCGGGGTGCTGACCATGATCCGTTACATCGAGGTGGTCGAGGAGGAGGATGGCGAATTCGGCGCCAAGTGCGTCGAGCAGATTCGAGTGCTGGAGCCGGGCGCCTGGCGAACCTATCGCAGATCTGCCAAGGCAGTACGGGGCAAGCAGGCTGCATCTGGCGGAACCTGGGAGCTGTACGACGAGGGCACCAATAGCCTGACCGCGATCCCGTGGGTCACCTTCTACACCGGCCGCACCGGTTTCATGACGGCCAAGCCGCCGCTGATCGAACTGGCGCACTTGAACGTCAAACACTGGCAGAGCCAGAGCGACCAGGACAACATCCTGCACGTTATCCGCGTCCCGATCCTGGTGCGCATCGGTATCCAGACCCAGTACGACAATCAGGGGAAGGTGATCCCGCCAGAATTCAAGGTTGGCACCGGCCAGCTGACCGATCTGCCCAAGGACGGCGACCTCAAGTACGTCGAGCACACGGGTCAAGCCGTCGATGCGGGCCGCACCGCTTTGCAGGACTTGATCAACGAGATGCGCATGGCCGGGGCCAAGCTGCTGACGCCGGACAAGACGGCCACCAAGACCGCCACCCAGGCGGAGGAGGAGGCGGCGCAGGAACTGTCACCGCTGGCACGCATGGCGCACCACTTCGCTGATTGCCTGGCTCAACTGCTCCAGTTCATGGCCGACTATCGCGGCCTTGGCGATGGCGGCACGGTCGAGATGCGCGGCAACTTCGACGTGGACTACATGCCTGAGGTTTCACTGCCGACGCTGGTGTCCATGGCCAATGCCGGCATGATCAGTAAGGAGACGCTGTTCACTGAGATGCAGCGACGCGGCGTGATCAGCGATGAATACGACTGGGAAGAGGAACTGGCGAAGATTGAGGCCCAGGGCCCGGCCCTCGGTACGCTGTGATGAAGACCGCCAACGAGAAGCTGCTGGATGAGTTGATCGGGCATGAGGTCGACCTTACGCGCTTGAGCAATGCCCAGGTCGTCGAAATCATCAAGATCCTGAACAGCCAGGACCCGCAGTTGCGGGCCGCGCTGATTGAGGAAATCGACGGCCTCGGGCAGGACCTGTCAGAAGCGTCCGTGGCGCTGGCCTTGGCCGGCGTATTGGGAATCAACCGGGCTGCGTTCGCCCGAGTCCGGCAGGCCCTGACCCAGTCGACCGATGACCTGATTCGGTACGAGCTGTCGTTCGTACACCGCGCGCTTCAGACTGTGCTTCCCGCTCTGGTGCAGGATCAATTTACGGTCAAGACGGCCGATTTCGCCCAGGTGCGGGCAGCCGCTAGGACGATGCCTTTCCAGGGCAGACTGATCAGCGAATGGTTGGCCGGGGTGGAAGCGGGGCGGGCCGCATCGATCCGTGATGCTGTGCGGTCCGGGATCGTGGATGGCAAGCCCACTGCCGAGATCGTCCGCACGATCATGGGGACGCGGGCGGAGAGGTATGCCGACGGCGTTCTGCAGAAGTCGCGCCGCGATGTTGAGTCGGTGGTACGGTCGGCAGTATCGAGCGCGGCAGCAGCGGCCAGCGACAAGGCATTCGAGGCAAACGCCGTCCTAATCAGCCACGTGGAGTGGGTCAGCATCCTGGACAACCGGACAACGGTCATGTGCCGCGTCCGCGACCGGCTGCCCTACACGCTGGGCACGTACAAGCCGATCGGGCACAAGATCCCTTGGCTTGCCGGCCCTGGCAGGCTGCACTTCTGCTGTAGGTCGTCCAAGTGTCCGGTGCTCAAGAGCGCGAAAGAGCTCGGCATCACCGACGCAGAGGCCATGGCGCTTATGGATGGTCAGTCGCCGCAGCAGACGACCTTCGGGGAATGGCTTACACGCCAGCCTGCCGCTCGCCAGGACGAGATCCTCGGCCAGGAACGGGGGAAGCTGCTACGAAAGGACAAGCTGAAGCTTCAGGATTTCTACAACGACAAGGGCAAGTCCCTGACGCTCGATGAGCTTCGGGATCGACTGTTGTAACCCGCGCCACAAAACACCAAAGCGCCATTTCGTGGCGCGCAATCGCAAAGCCTCGCCTAGTGCGGGGCTTTTTCATGCCTGCGGTTCGGATGGACGGGGCGACCTGGGGCCGGATGGCTCACCAACAGGCCGGATGGCCCAGAGAGACGAAATGAAACTCAAGACTGTTGAAGTGGATGGTAAGCAGTACGCAGTGATCGAAGACGGGAAACCAGTCTACGTGGAAGACGACGGCAAAGAAGTCGCCTTCGACGCAGTGGGCACCCGTAACACCATCACCCGACTGAACGCCGAGGCCAAGTCGCATCGTGAGCGTGCCGATGGATTCGAGAGGGTGGCCAAGGCTTTCGAGGGCATCGAGGATGCTGCCGCTGCGCGTAAGGCCCTGGAAACTGTCGCCAATCTCGACGCCAAGAAGCTGGTGGATGCCGGCGAGATCGAGAAGGTGAAGGGCGAAATCAGCAAGGCCTTCCAGACTCAGCTGGACGAAGCCAACGGCAAGGCACAGACCTTCGAGCAGCAGCTGTATGCCGAAAAGATCGGCGGCAGCTTCGCGCGCTCCCAGTTCATCGCCGAGAAGATGGCTGTTCCCGCTGACATGGTCCAGGCCGCCTTCGGCAGCAACTTCAAGATCGAGGAAGGCAAGGTCGTCGCGTACGACGCCCAGGGCCAGAAGATCTTCAGCCGCGCTCGCCCGGGTGAACTGGCCGACTTCAACGAAGCACTCGAAACCCTCGTCTCGCAGTACCCCCATCGCGACCACATCCTGAAGAGCTCCGGCGCCAATGGCGGCGGCGCGCCGAACGGCGGTGGACAGCACAAAACCACGAAGGGCAACTTCGGTGGCACCAAGGCTGAACGCCTGGAAGCCATCAAGGGCCTGACCGCAAGCGAATAAGGAGGCCCAATGGCCCTTTCGAACATGAAGGTGTTCAACGAATACCTCAAGCGCACCACCATCGAGACCCTGGCTCAGGATGTCGAGAAGTTCAACGCATCCTCGGCCGGTGCCATCCGCCTGACTACTCAGGGCATCGACGGCGACTTCCTGCAGGAATCGTTCTGGGCAGGTCTGCACGGCGCCCAGCGTCGTGTCGACCGCTACGCTGCCAACGGCGCCCAGGCGTCCACCCCGCTGGCCCAAAAGCAGTACGACTCGGTGAAGATTGCCGGCGGCTTCGGCCCGATCCTGTGGGAGCCTTCCCAGTTGTCCTGGATCCAGAAGAACCCGGAAGAAGCGCTGGAAGTGATCAGCCGCAACCTGTCCGAAGCCATCATGGCGGACCAGCTGAACACCGCCATCTCGGCCCTGGCCGGCGCCATCGGCAACCAGCCGAGCGCCACCAACGACGTTTCGGCCACTGCTGGCGTGACCTACGTCGCGATCAACAACGCCCACGCGCTGTTCGGCGACGCTTCCCAGCGGCTGGTGGCCCAGGTCATGACTGGCGCCATGTACCACAAGCTGGTCGGCCAGAACCTCGCCAACGCCGAGCGCCTGTTCCAGTTCTCCGGCGTGCAGGTGGTCGACATCCTCGGCAAGGCCGTGATCATCACCGACGCCCCGGCTCTGTACGAGGCCGGCACTCCGAACAAGCAGAAGGTGCTCAGTCTGGCTGACGGCGCCGCGGTGGTGATGGATGGTTCCGACCTGATCACCAACATCGAGACCTCCAACGGCAAGGAGCGTATCGAGACCACCATGCAGGCCGACTACACCTTCGGCCTGGGCCTCAAGGGCTATACCTGGGACACCGCCAACGGCGGCAAGTCGCCGACCAACGCCGAACTGTCCACCGGCACCAACTGGGACCTGGTGGCGAACAGCATCAAGGCCTCGGCCGGCGTGCTGACCATCGGTGACGCTACCAAGTAACCGGTACCGCGCCCTCCGGGGCGCCTTCCCAGGAGATCGCCATGAGCGAGAAAGTGATTTACGAGAAACACCCGGTCAGCCCTGAGCGAAAGGCCGAACTGCGTCAGAAGGGCTACAAAATCATCGATGCGCGTTTCGCGCCCGATGGCTATGAGCACCCGGAGCCGCTGAAGGAGACCAAAGGCTCGAAGGCTGGCAAGTCTGCAGCCGACAAGAAGGCTGCCGAAGAAGCCGAACTGAAGGCAAAGCTGCAGGCCGCCCTGAACGAAAAGGGGGTGCAATTCAGCCCTGACGCCAGCCTGGACGACCTCCAGAAGCTGCTGGACGAGGCCGCGTAATGACCATCTACATCACCGTCGAGCAGGTAGACGCCCTGCTTGGGCCGACCTGGGCGCCCGACGACCAGAAGGCTCGGGCGGTGCTGATGGCCAACACCTGGCTTACCAATCTCGGCCTGCCTGAGTTCGACCCGGTACCGGACGACGTCATCCAGGCCGGTGCCGAGATCGCCCGAGAGGCTGCGGCTGGCAACATCTACGGCAGGAAGGAAACCGGTGTGCTGGCCAAGTCGGTCAACGCTGACGGCGTGTCTAGCAGCAAAACCTACTCGGAAACCTCCCGCACCATTAGCGCAGGCGAGTCATTCGCCCTGGCGCTGCTGGCGCACTACCTGAATAGCAGTGGCCAGACCAAGATCGTGAGGGGCTGATATGGGACTTCGCGACGAGCTGCAAGCCGACCTGGCCGAGGCTTTCGATACAGACCTGGCTGATGCGGTAGTGGACTTCACTTGCGAATACATGGGGCCTGGCGACTGGGATCCGGTCGAGGAGGTCAGCACGGCGCGGCCAGTGACTTACACGGGCCGTGGCGTGCTGTCTCGCTACGAAGATCGGCGGATCGACAACATCAACATCCTGGTCGGCGATCTACGCCTGACGGTTCTTGCCAATGAAATATCCGATGTGCCCGATGTTGGTCACAAGGTAACAGCGCCTGACCTTATGGACCGTGCGCAGCAGCTCACCTGCGAAGTCAAGACGGCCCGGGCTGATCCAGCATCGGCCACATACCGCCTGCAACTCAGGAGGTCGTGATGGCCGGCTGGTCGCTGTCGCCTGTGCTGTTCGCCGACCAGATCGAAGAAGACCTGGTGGAGATGCAGCGCAGCATCGTCATTGAGCTGGTCGAGGAGATCACAGTCCGCGCGCCGATCGACAGCGGCAACTACATGGCCAATAACATCGTGTCGATAGGCGCCGAGGACTACAGTGTCAACACCAAGCTGGACATCCTCGGCACCGAGACCCGAAGCGCCGCCCGTGCCGCCCTGACCGATTTGAAACCTTTCAGCACGGTCTTCGTGCAGAACAACAGCGTGTACGGCGAGATCATCGAGTTCGGCGGCTATCCGAGCGGCCCAAGCGTCAAGATCACGCCTGACGGATACAGCCGCATGGCACCCAAAGGCGTGTACGGGATTTCCTTCATCGCCGTAACCGAGAAGTTGATATGACCGTACCCTTCGAGACAGTCCGCAAGACGCTCACGGCCCGGATGGCTTCGTTCACGGGAATAGAGCAGGGCCGGATTGAGTACCCGAACGCCGAATATCCGAATGGTGGGGTGTTCAAGCCTCCCGCAACCGGCCTCTGGTGCGCCTTCGAGATCCAGTACGCCACAGCCGGGTTCGCCGGCATGGCAGAAAAGCCGCATTACCGCCGGCCTGGTCAGGTTGTGATCCAGTGCTTCTGCCGCCGATCAACCGGGCTGTCAGCCATCAACAAGCTGGCCGACGCCCTGTCTGAGCACTTCCAGTCCTGGCAGAGCGGCCATATTGAGTGCTTTGAGGCATCCCAGCAGGTGGTAGGCGACTTCGAGAGCTACCACCAGATTAACGTGAACGTCCGGTTCCGCGCCGGCTGAGAGGAAGCATGCACAAGCAGAACGATGCGCAAAAGCCCTTCGTCGTCGTAGACGGCGTCACCTACATCAACGAGGCCATGATTCGTGATTCAGCTATGAGCGTGAAACTCAGCTCCAAGGCTACGGATGAGGCCGGGCGCCCTGTGGTAGAGCTGGATTTGTCCAGCGGTTTGATCACCTTGCGGAGCAGGGCAGAAGGCAATGAGCAATGCCACCAGGGCATGGCAGGTCAAGGGATCGTCGATTCGGCGCGCTGGGCAATACATCTAAGTCGCGATGAAAGCGGCCGGTACGTTGCTGCTGGGGTGGGATTGGGAGTTGATCAGGTGCTTCAGGAGCTGAACATCTGCATCGCTGATTCCCAACTGGCTGACCCTCTGAAGGAAAAGATCGAGCTTATGGAGGCCGTCAAGGAGGCTGCAATGAAAGGCGCTCGCGCCGGCTACGAAGCGGTTCTCAAGGATTTCGGTAAGCACTCCTCCTGATCCATGCCGAGTTAACCCCCATAAAGCCCGCCGCATGGCGGTTTTTTTTCGCCTATTGATTGGAGATCACCCCATGTCGTCTGGCGCCCGCGTTACCAGTTACCTCATCCCCGAGGTCACCCCCGGCATCACCCCGACCACAGGCAACTGGGATACCCTGCGCCTGACCAGCAACACCCTGTCGCCAACCGTGAACACCCAGGTCAGTGATGAAATCACCGAATCCCGCATCAGCCAGGGATCGGTGGCCACCAGCGCCGACATTCAAGGCGACCTGGTGGGCGAGCTGTCCTTCGGCTCGTTCGACAAGCTGCTCGAGGCAGCCTTCTACGGCACCTGGACCGGCAATGTTCTGACCGTGGGCGATACCCGTCGCACCTTCACCATCGCCAAGAACTTCAACGACGTGAACGTGTATACCCTGTTCAAGGGCATGCATGTGTCGACCTTCGCCCTCGACATCCCGTCCGACGGCAAGATCACCACCACCTTCACCATGGCGGGCCTGGACTACGCCGACGGCGACACCAACAGCGTCACGCCGGTCAATGCGCCGACCACCACGCCGTTCATGTCGAACATCAACGTGGGCACCCTGACCGTGGACGGTCAGTCGTTAGAAGGCGTGGCGTGCGTCTCGGCGCTTACCGTCAACCTGGACAACAGCCTGCAGGCGCAGCGTTGCATCGGCACCAGTAAGCTCGGCCCGGGCGCGCAGATCGCCACAGAGGCGGCGATCACCGGCACCATCACCATGGCCTGGTCGAACCGGGCCTGGCAGATCTGGAAGAACACATTCACGCGCCTGCCGATCGCGCTGTCGTTCCCGATCGAGGACAGCCTGGGCAACCAGTACATCTTCGACTTCCCAGCCATCGAGGTGGATGGCGACCTGCCGAACGGCGGTAAGCGCGATCTGATCGAGGTCACGCTGAACTACACCGTGGCAAAGGTCGCTCCGACTGTCACCCGCGTGCCCATGGTTGCAGTGACCGCTGTCGATGTCTCGCCGGCCACCGCCACCTTGGACGTCGGCGACACCCAGCAGATGACCAAGACCGTCACTCCATCGGGCGCGCTGCAGAACGTGACCTGGTCTTCCAGCGCGCCGGGCGTTGCCACGGTGAGCAGCGGCGGCCTGGTAACTGCCATCAGCGCCGGCTCCGCAACCATCACCGCCACCAGTGTTGCCGACGGCACCAAGACCGACACCGCAACCATCACCGTTTCCTGATCCTTTTCGGTCGCTCTGGCACTAACGCCGGCCGGGGCGGCCATTTTTATGGCGTGGCGTGAGGATGATCTATGGCTCTCAAGTTGAAGAAGACCGACACCAGCAAAAGCGCTGAGGCGCGCTGGGAAGATTTTGACAAGGACACGAAGGTCCTGCTGATGCCGTTGGACAATCAGCAATACCAGATCGCCCTGGAGCGCATGCGCCGCCGACTCGCGCGCAACGACGCTCAGTTCAGCGAGGGCGCGGTTGGCGTGATCGATGGCGAGAAGTCCGAGCACGACAACCACTGCCAGCTCCTGGCCTCGTTCATCGTCCAAGACTGGCAGGGCGCCGAAGATGAGAACGGCCAGCCTCTGGCCTACAGCGAGACCATCGGGGCTGAAATGCTCAGCGGTAATACCGAGTTCTTCTACTTCGTCCTGCGTCGCGCAGGTGCTATTGCTGCAGAGAACCGCCAGGAGCTCGAAGAAATCAAGGGAAAGCCATCGCCCGCTTCGAATGGGAAGCCGAGTGGGGCCAGGGCACGCAAAAGAGAAGCCTGATTTACCAGAAGCTTCGCATCGCCGTGCCTGAGGAGCCGACCCTGGACGTGATCACCGGCAGCCTGCTGAATACCTTCCGCAACGTCGCGCGCGGGCGGCGGTATCTGGTCGGCGCTGTTGCAATCCTGCCGCTACGTCTGTCTGCGCGTGAAATCACTGACTGGCTTGAGGCGCACCCGCTGCCGCTGCCGAGGCATTTGATTGACGAGGTGGTCTTTG